ACTGAGGAAACAGCGAATGCTCATAGATCCAAACAAGATCATCCCCGTTGCCTCTGCCAACGCGGAGACCGGGATATTCCTGTTCGGATAATATTTTTGAAGCAGCATATGTAGCACATATAGGATGTGCTAAACATAGGTTGCTTTTAGTAAGTGGGTCACCCATCATAACTCCATTCCTCACGGTATGAGAGAATGATTGGTTGATCCGACATTGTTTGTCCGAGACCCAGATATCGAGTATAACCTCGAGAACTGAGTCTGGGACACCGAGCTTCGATAGGAGAGGTCCCATCGTTGCACGCGCGCTTGCAAAAGACGGTGCATCGGTAGCCTTTTCCCAATCGGAACAATAACCACGTAATCTCTTCCCGGCTCGTAAGTCGAGAAGAAATTGTTCGTGATCCTGTAACGCGATTAGAAAAGCCCACCCATGGCGAGCTGCTTTGAAAGCGTCTGATAACGATTCGACCACTTTTAGAGCCTCTATAGTTACATGACTATAGGGCTGTAAAAGGGCATCTTTCCAGAAAGACCCAGAAGTCACTACACGTGCCTTCGCAGGTTCTCTGATTGCTGTGATATTATAAGACTTTAACTCACTAGGTGAGTGCAAAGCCTTTAAATATGCTAAATTCCAGACCACATCTCCAAGTGTTTGGGGACGTGGTTCAGGAAGTACTAACGCCTCAACTGGTTCTACTTCGAATTGGTCGTAGACCTTTTCAGAGCGGAAGTTGAAGGCGAGGAGTTGCTTTGGAACTTGAAAGTCCTTTACAAGAGCTTTCAAGAATCCATATTTGCCCTCATCTTTCTTTTTTGACTCAGTGCAAGCACTGGTCGAAATAGAAATTTTTGAGCCTGTATAGACTCGGTCAGCAGCTTTCGAACTAACGAAAGTTGTAACCTTGTCAATAGCCTCTAACAGTAGAGGAGGAGGGACGAATGGCTTTTCAACCATTGTCTCTTCAACAAAACTGTATAGAGATTTCCGCTGTAGTTCTGCAGACGAGAGCCCTGAAGCTCTTGTTTGGAAAACCATAGCAGATTTTAACATTTTCCTCCTTGAATTACCCTTAACAATAAGGTTAATTTCTCGGACGAAATTTGAGAAGAAAGAAAGTTTTCTGAATTCGTTGTGAAACGAATCCAGAGGAAATTCGATCTTTTCAAAGATACTTTTCTTATACATTTTGCGGAAATTTTTCAGAGATGTTTCCATCTCGAAATAATTCTGCAAGAAGTTAGAAATTAAGCAGTTCTGAATGTGATCACTAAGCAAATAGTTATCACAAAAGAACTCCGGAAATCCTAGGACAAGCCCCACTACAGTTGCATCAACATAGTGGAGTATCTCCTTTAATCGTAAGACTCCTCGACGACCTTCATTGAGAAGGAAGCCGATTCGTCTTTGATTGACCGGTTTCAATCTCTTATACCAGTATGTCCGTGAGGACAGTACTCGAATTTGAGTTGAAGCAGGTAAAAATGGAAATTTGACTTTGCGTCCTTTTGAGATGCGAAAGTCAGAAGTCCAAAGATTAATATATTCATAATCGGCGATGAATGACTCATCATTCAAAGCCGCATCATGATTT